CGTGAAATATGCCGAGGACCTGCGGGCAGGCGACGTGATCTATGACAGCTGGAACAGCGAGAACGAAATCCCGCTTTATTACTGGGTAAAAGAAACGGAGGAATGAACATGGCATATCCCTATTTCAACCCCTATTATCCGCAACCGATTCCGGACAATCTCATGCAGATGCGGCAGCAGCAGATGATGCAGCCCATGCAACAGCCTATGTCGCAGCCAATGCAACAGAACCCCATCGCACAAGGCGGCGTACAGTGGGTAAGCGGCGAGCAGGAGGCAAGAGGTTATCTCATCGCGCCAAACTCTGCCGTAGCGTTGTGGGATTCCACCGCCCCCACCGTTTACCTCAAGCAGGCAGACGCAAGCGGAAAACCGACGCTCAAGATTTACGACCTCGTGGAGCGCACAGAAGCGGCCTCTAACGCGCCGCAAAAGCAGGGCGTGGAATTTGTCACCCGCGAGGAGTTCGACCGTCTGGCGGCGCTTGTGGGCGAATTGAAGGGCAAGAAGAAGCGCAAGGAGGACGATGACGATGAATAATCCCTTTTTCGGTGCGCTCGGCGGCGGCAACGGCTTTATGCAGATGTTGCAGCAGTTCCAGCAGTTCAAGGCAAATTTTCAGGGAGACCCAAAAGAGGAGGTCGAAAAGCTTTTGCAAAGCGGCAAACTCTCGCAGGCGCAGCTGAACCAGCTTCAGCAGATGGCAAAGCAGTTTCAAAGTCTGATGCAGTAAGCAAACAAATTAGCAAAGAGTTTGCTTATTTACAGGAATCTTATCGTGGCCACGATTTGATGAATAAAAATTTTTCAAAGGAGTGATACTATGTCTCTTTCTGACGGCGGCGTTCAGGCCACTATGCCCGTTGCGCCAACCGGCATGATGAACAGCGGCTTTGGCGGCTTCGGCGGCGATGGCGCGTGGTGGATCATTATTCTGTTCCTGTTTGTTTTCTGCGGCTGGGGGAACAACGGCTGGGGCGGTAACGGCAACGGCGGCGGCGTCGTAGACGGCTATGTGCTGACCTCTGATTTTGCCAATGTCGAGCGCAAGATCGACAGTGTAAATCAGGGTCTTTGCGACGGGTTTTATCAGCAGGCGCAGCTTGTCAACGGCACCAACATGGCGATGGCAAACGGCTTTGCACAGGCTGAGCTTTCCCGTAGCAACCAGCAGGCGGCGCTGATGCAGCAGCTCAACGCCATGCAGATGCAGGCCGCTAATTGTTGCTGCGAAAACCGTGCAGCTATCGCGCAGGTGCGCTACGACATGGCGACGCAGGCGTGCGACACGCGCAACACCGTGCAGAACGCCACGCGCGACATCATTGACGCGAACAACCAGAACAGCCGTGCCATCCTCGACTTCCTGACGCAGAGCAAGCTGTCCGACCTCCAGACCGAGAATCAGAATCTGAAGCTGGCGGCATCTCAGGCCGCGCAGAACAACTATCTGATCTCGCAGTTGCGTCCGTGCCCTTCTCCTGCCTACATTACCTGTAACCCGTGGGCGGGCAGCGGTTACGGCGGCTGCGGTTGCAATCAGGGTTGCGGCTGCTGACAACTGCATAGCATAGCTTCTCGGTCACCATATCGGTGACGTTACCGAGATGGTCGGCCCCGTGCCGATACTGACAAAAACGCGGCGGGGCTATTGCCTCGCCGCTGTATTTTAACTGAGAAAGGAATGATTTTAATGGCAGAATTTACTTCTGCGGCAATTCAGACTGTTGCTGCTGGGCAGAACGTTCCCCTGATTGAAACGGCGGTCAATAGCAAGCCCTGTATCGTGCATCGTCAGGGGGCAGGCATTGTCACGCTGCGCGGCATCACCAATCAAAACCGCGCTCTGTTCAGGGTCTCCTTTGGCGGCAACATCGCTATTCCCACCGGAGGCACGGTTGAGGCTATCACGGCGGCGCTTGCCATCAACGGAGAGCCGCTGACCAGTGCAACAGCAACCGTCACGCCTGCGGCGGTAGGAAACTACTTTAACATTTATGTTTCCGCACAGGTGTGCGTCCCGAAAGGCTGCTGCCTGACGGTCGCAATGGAAAACACCAGCAATCAGGCCGTCAACTTCGCCAACTCGAACCTGACGGTTGAGAGAATCGCGTGAAAGGAGAATGGACATGAGCAAGAAAGCAATGTATGATCTGCGCAATATGCTGTGCGACGAACTTGAAGAGCTGGCGCGTAAGGGCGAGCTTGGCGCGGGCGACCTTGAGATCGCGCACAAGCTGACCGACACCATCAAAAACATCGACAAGATTGAAATGCTGGAAGACGACGGTTATTCTCGCGACGGAGACTATTCCCGCGACGGTGATTATTCTCGCGGCGGCGACTGGCAGGCCGATATGCGCGGCACTTACGGCAGGGGCAGCTCCTATGCTCGCCGCGGCACGCATTACGTCCGCGGGCACTACAGTCGCGCCGACAGCATGGAGCACCTGCGCGAACAGATCAACGACATGATGCGCGAGACGGACGACGACCGCGTAAAAGAAGCGCTGCGGCGTGCCGCAAGCCTGATGGAGGAATAAAGGGGGTGCATCCCCTTGATCGACGAAAACGAGGTCAATCTGTGGATATCGCGGCTTGAGACGGAGGAATCGAGCTGGACCAATTACCAGAAGCTGGCGGCGCTGTACATCATCCAAAATCAAAACGTGCCCAAAGAACTGGAAAAGCCGATGTTGTATTCGGCAGCTCCGGCGCCGGTCAAGACCTATGCGGCTGAAACGGTAGGTAGCTACGGCGACAGCGATTTTTTGCAGGCCGTCTCCGACATGGATCCAGCAAGAGCGTGGGAAGTTATGGACGAGCTCATGGACACCCTAAAAATCGTCAATGAGAAAGCTTATAACAGCGTCCTAAAAAAACTAACCTAAATCGCTACTACTAACACATTACTAACAAAGTTAATCTTGGCAAAAATAAAAAGTCCGGGAACCCTTGAGATTCCTGGACTTTTTGGTGCGCGGTACAGGACTTGAACCTGTGACCCCATGCACGTCAAATATACCCGTTCTGAATATATAAGCACAAAAGTTAATAAAAACAACAGCATTTGTTGCGATTTTGCAACTTTTAGCCGAGTAATTTTGCACAGTCCTGCCTTGGCTCTCGTCGGTAACTAACAAACTACTAACAAATTTTCGCCTTTTTAACGGCCTGCACCAATTCCTCCGCTGACGTATGGACATATATATTTGCGGTAGTGGAGTAGTTGGCGTGGCCGAGGATCCTCTGTAGCGTCTCCGGAGCAATCCCCGCTTTTCTCGCCCAGCTCGCATAGGTGTGCCGGGTGGAGTGCGGCGTTTTGCGCTGGATTTTTAATTTTTCCAAAAGCGGGTAATAATCCCGACGGCGGAAGTTTGCTGGGATTTTTTCACCAGCATAGCCGGATATGAGCAGCGGGCCGGTGGCCTTATTTGCAAAATAGGCAAAGTATGGGAGCCCTTCGGGGCGGATGGGGATGATCCTGTTTCGCCCGGCTTCCGTCTTTTCGCCTCCGATCACATAATCTTTGTGATAGTCTTTAGTCGGGAGGGAAAACAGCTCCCCTATGCGCATGCCTGTGTAAATCAGCATGAGGATAATTTTTGCGGTGTCGCTGCCGTCCGCCTCCAGCTTGCTTATTTCAGCATCGGTAAATGTTTCTTTTTCTTTTTTTGTGTTTTCGGGGAGCTGGACGAATTTTGCAAAATTTGTTGTGATGATCTCCTCGCGCATGGCCCATGTGGACATCTGCGTTATGAGCTGCTTATACTTGGACACAGTGCTATGGGATTTATGCATATGGGCATCCAGCACGCCTTGGAAATCTGCCGTTTTTAATTCCCGGAACTTCCGGTCGTGCAGCGGCGCAAAAATTTTAAATGCGCCGTCATAGCCCTCTATACCGATTGGCCCTATTTTTTTGTAATGCTCCACTTTCCAAGCGTCGAACACTTGGGCAAAGGTCATGTTGTACCTCTCCGTTAAATCCTTGCCTGCAAGACGTTCCAGCACCGCTATAGCATCTTTTTTGGTGGGGTAATATCCTATAATGATTTTTTGCTTTGCGGCCACCCAGGGCCTGCGGCGGCGCCCGGCGAGCTTATACACTGTCCCGGTTCCGTTGGCCCTCCTCATTGCTTTTCCCATTTTTATCCTCCTGCCCTATATTTTTATCGGTTTGATGGCGCCTGTAATATCGCAGTGCATTTATCAGCGCAGCAATGATTACACCGACGCCTACCGCAAGCAGCGCAAATAGCATCCAGCCGAGTGATGTAATCTTCCCGTTGCGGATAAGCCCTGTTTGCGGGACGCTTGAGTCAAACGCCAAATATCCCAATATTATGGATACGGAAATTGACAACGAAAACGCCAGGATATACACCCAAATTTGCAATACTCGCTCCTTTTTTTCATGCTTTGCCACTGATCCGGTCAGTTGCTCCATGCCGCCCTCCAAGTGCGCAATGCGTAGGGCTGCGCTATGCTTTGCATCTGCATCGGCCATTGCTCTGTGTGCCTCTGCCAGCTGCTCCTCCGTGGTTGGTCTCTTTACGATACCGAAATACTCATCTATAGACACACCGAGCGCGGCGCATATAAGCCCCATTTTGTATAGGCTTGGATCCTTTGACGAAGCAGAAAAGTAATTGCTGATCGTGGACGATGACAGATCTGTTAAATCGGCTAAGTCTTGCGTGGTAAGATGCTGGTCCTCTTTTGCCTCTCTGCAAATATCCTGCAAAGTTTTTTCCATTTCTTCCCCTCCTGCCCTATTTCGGGCAAACATCTCCGCTTGTTTTTATCGGCTAATCGGATATTATCCGGTTTTTGTATTGACTTGCCAAACAGCAAACTGATACCGTGGTTATGCGGCCAAGAGCCAGTGACGGCGATAGGCGGCAAAAAATCCCCACCGTCCGGTGCGGGGGCGGTGGGGATAAATCACATAAGATCATCACAGAAAACACTTCCCCTAAAATTATTCGCCTTGTTGCCCTAAACTGTGCAACAAATGCCATATTTTGACTATAGGTAGATAAACCGAAAGGAGAAATAATGTGGATTGGAAGCAGAAAAGTATAAAGATGGAATTTTTAAGCTGTGAAACGGGAAATAAATGTGATATAATAAAGAATGCAGAGCATATTGCGTTACTTTCTGAGGCGATTTCTTTGGCGAGTAAAATGACCCGCGATCAGTTTGATAAAATTATGGAGGCGATAAAATGAAAATTTGGGCTATCAGTAAAGAAAACGGCTACGAGCGCGAAATCGGCCTTGAGCTGGACGGCGTTGACCGCGAAACAGCCATCAGTGAGCTTTACAAAATTGCCAGGAATCTTTTTTCCGGTGAACTTGATATGTTTTGGAAAGAGGGAGAGCAGGGCAAGGCGACCTTTTAAAGCTACGCTTTACGCTTGCACTCAATTACGGCTTGCAGCTGGTCGGATACTGCTGCGCGATTTGGGCATTCCCTCACGATTAAACGGCTGAGTTCGTCAACCTTTTCCGCCGCTTCTCCCGTGGCTTTTGCGCGATAAATGCCGACGGCGTTGGTAGCGGACTGAAAGTTTGCAAGAGACGGATACTTTGCATATAAGGAAACGGCGGCAACCATCGCATCAAAATCGGAATCGCAAGCGGTCTCTTTCTCGTGCGCCCATATTGCCCGCAGCTTTTCGATTTCTGCTTTTGCTGTCCGCTTAGAAATGTAGACAGACACTCCGGCGGATGCCAAAACAGAAAAGGCGGAGACGCCGATTTCACCCCACGAAATACTCATAATTAATTCTCCAAAGCCCCGCGGGCGGCTTTAATAAAAATCCGCAGGGTTTCCTTATCCATTTTTTTCAAAAGCTCGACAGCTTCTTTCAAATCTTCATCTTCCATTACGCCCTCGATCTCCGGATCGGGGGCTTTTTTTGCGCCCTGCGAAGCTACGGGGGCATCGCCGTAAAGGAGGTATTCCACGGGAACGCCAAGCACTAAAGCCGCTTTTTGCAGCTTTTTAAGGCTGGGACTATGCATTCCAGTGTTCCATTGCGAATAAGAACCGGAAGAAATCCCGCTTTTTTCATAAAAGACTTGTTTCGGCATCTCTATTTCTGCCAGACGAATTTCAATTCGCCGCAAAACGGATGAAGTGTCAATTTGCATAAAAAGTACCATTAAAATTTAGCAATATTTAACCCTTAACAACTCTAAGTTTTTATTGACATTTAGGAAATACTTAGGTATACTTAAACTTGCAGAGGGCAATACAAAACCAAGCCCCCCCTGCACTTAGCGGACTGCGGAAAATATTAAGGGTTGTTGGCACTTCCATAATACCACAGTTTGCTAAGTTGTCAAGAAAAACTTAGTTTTTGTTGATTGCGGAGAGGAGGAAAAGGCGAAAAGAAAAACACCCGCAGTCCGTTTGCGGGCGTTTTCCTCCCAGATTTGTTACCAGAGTGCGCTGCACAGACTGTTCACCGGCAATCCTTAGCCGATGGCCAAGCCGTCATTCTTGCGGCTCGGAAATGCCAGTCTGACGAAAAACGGACTTCCGTTTCTGTGACGCACCGCTCACTTTGGCAGTTCTGGGGCAGCCTGACCCTATCGCATTGCGCCGGTACTTCGGTCTGGAACGGGCAAAGTCAAAAGGTTGGTCAAAAAGTCCACCTCCTTAAATTTGCCGCAAGGGCTAAAGGCAGTATAACAAATTCCCCCGCCACAGTCAACGAAAACTAAGTAAATGCAAACTGGAGGTGAAAGAATGAGTTTTCGCAGCGCTCGATTGGCCGCTGGTCTGAGTGTCAAGCAGGTAATCGAGAAACTAAAGGTGACGGATGCGGCGGTTTACATGTGGGAGACCGGCACGCAGGCACCGAGAGCCAGCCGCTTGCCGGAGATCGCCGAGCTGTACGGCTGCACGGTGGACGAGCTGTTGAAGAAGGAGGATGACAAATGATCGAAACCATGACGCTGCACCAGGCATCGAAGTATCTTAGAGATAAAGGCTTGAGCCTTTGTTCTGACACTCTGGCCGACGGTCTGGAGCAGGGCGTGTACCCCTTCGGCGTGTGCATCCGCACCGACCGCAGCCGGGTATTTCAGATTTTCAAAAAGAAGCTGGATGCGTGGATTGCGGAGCGGGAGGAGTAAACATGGACGGTTACACATTGACGCTGGTCATCATCGGGGTCGCAACGGTCAGTTATTGGTTTGTGCGGCTGGTGGACAAGCTGGACAGACCCGGCAAGTGAGAATTTGGGAGGAATGAAGATGCAAAGACATTACTACGCCATCGTGGCTGAAAGGTGCGGCGACCAGGTAATTATGCGTTCGGAGTGCGATGTGGCCGAGGTGGGCGACCTGGTTTGCGGCAGCAATAAGACAACCGTATATTCCGGGTACAAGGTCATCACAGAGCCACACTTTGTTCTGTGCGGAACCAGTGAGGACGATTTCCTATCCGCCCTGTATGCGGGGGATATCCCCCAGGTTTCCAAGGTCACCCGGGATGTGTGGAAGCTGGAGCCGGAAAAGGAGGATGCATCCGATGTGGACATCTGATCCGGTATGGGACGCGGAGTGCTACGCCGCAGAGCAGGACAGGCAGACAGACCGGCGCCCCGTGTGCGACTGCTGCGGGGAGCCGATTCAGGAGGATTGTGCATTGCATTACAAAGGCTTTTGGATTTGTGGTGAGTGCGTCAGCAACAATGAGGAGTATATCGAGGAGGCGTTGGAATGAGCGAGGGCGGCGTATCGCGGTACATTAAGACATCCGTGGATATTTACTTTCCGGAGGGGCATATGGCGTGTAACCTATGCCCACTGCTGGAAACATATTCCCGCAACCAGTGCAGGAGAACGGGCGAGTATCTGATGGACACAAGAATCATTGGTGCGCACTGCCCGCTGGAAATTATTGACGAGGAGGAAGAATTTTGAATATCTACGAGAAGATCGCTGCGATTATGCAGGATGTCCAGTATCTTGCAAAGGACGATCATGTAGAGTTCGGCAGCACCAAGTATAAAGCCCTGAGTGAGGAGAAAGTCACATCCATCATGCGGGCGGAGCTGCTGAAACACAAACTGGTTGTATACCCCATCGCACAGACGGCCAACCGCACCGGCAACATCACCCATGTTGATGTGGTGTACCGGATGGCCAATGTGGAGGCCCCGGAGGAGTACATAGAGATTGCGTCTTGTGGGGACGGCGCAGACACGCAGGACAAGGGCAGCGGCAAGGCCATGACATACGCTTTCAAGTATATGTGGTTGCGGACCTTTGCACTGCCCACCGGTGAGGATCCGGACAAGATTTCCTCCGCCGAACTGGACGAGAAAGAGCGGAACGCCGCGCCTGTGTGCGAGCGGTGTGGATCAGACATTGTGTCTGTAAGGAAGCGCAACGGCGAAATGTGGACGGTAAAGGATATGGTTAAGTATTCCAAGGGCCGATACGGAGCGCAGATGTGCGCTGACTGCATGAAGGCAGCAAAGAAGGAGCAGGACAATGCTGCAGGCTGATGTGACCGCCGCCAGGTGGCAGCAGGACAGCGATGGGGCGTGGCTGTGCCTTCGGGTGCAGTCCCCCCGGGCGGCAATGGCCGTGTGCGACGAGCTGCAGCCGGACAAGCAGTATGTGGCGCAGATAAAGCGCAAGGGCAGGAGCCTTGACGCAAATGCTTATGCGTGGGTTCTGATGGATAAGCTGGCGGCGCACTACGGGTTAAGCCCGGAGGATATTTATCGGGAGAAGATAAAACGAATTCCCGGGGTCAGCGATGTGGTGTGCATCCCCGAAAAGTCAGCCGATTTCTTCTGTAAGAGCTGGTCGGCAAAGGGCATCGGCTGGATGGCAGAGCGGTTTCCCTCAAAGCTCGACGGATGCGTATGCGTTACGGTGTGGTACGGATCCAGCACCTATGACACCTTGCAGATGTCACGACTGATAGACGCGATCGCCGAGGACTGCCGGGAGGCCGGGATCGAGACCATGACACCCCAGCAGCTGGATGCGCTGAAATCTCGATGGGAGGAGGCGCAGGGCATTGGATGAGAAACGGTGCTTCCTTTGCGGCAGAAACGGCGCACAGGACCCACTGGACCGGCACCACATATTCCCGGGCCCTTACCGCAAGAAAAGTGAGAGATACGGCCTTGTGGTGTATCTGTGCCACAGCAGATGCCATATCTTCGCGAAAACCGCCGTACACAACAACGCCTTAAAAATGCGGCAGCTGCAAAGATACGGCCAATTAAAGGCCATGCGGGAGCAGAGCTGGACGGAAGAAGATTTCATAAGGGAGTTTGGGAAAAACTACCTGGAACAGGAGGAAAAGAATGCTGAATAAAATTTTTATTATGGGCCGCTTGACCCGGGACCCAGAGCTGCGGAGGACACAGGGCGGGAACGCCGTTACCAGCTTTGCGCTGGCTGTGGACCGCGACTTCAAGAGCGCGGACGGCACCAAGGAAACGGACTTCATCGATGTGGTTGCCTGGCGCAATACAGCGGAGTTCGCCGCTAAGTATTTCACCAAGGGCCGCATGGCCGTGGTGGAGGGCCGCTTGCAGATGCGGGACTGGACGGATAAGGAGGGTAACAAGCGCCGCATCGCGGAGGTGGTGGCCGACAATATCTACTTCGGCGACAGTAAGCGCGAGGACGCGCCGGCCGGGAATTCCGCTCCCACCTTTGAGGAAATCGAGGACGACGGCGGCGACCTTCCGTTTTAAGGCGGTGTCACGATGGCAAGAAACTATGCTGCACTCCCCTATGATTATTTAGAGGAGATGGAAGCGCTCAACGATGCAGAGTTCGGTCGGCTAACGCGGGCATTGCTGGCATACAGCATGACGGGAGAGCAGATAGCGCTCTGTGGCAATGAGAGATTTTATGCCAAGCGCGTGATGGCACAGGAAGATCGCTTTAAGGCAAGCTATGATGGTATCTCTGCCACCCGGAGTGAAGCGGGCAAGGCCGGGGCCGTTGCGAGATGGCAAAATAGCAAACGCATTTTTGCTAATGGCAAAAATAGCAAAGCCACATTTGCTAATGACAAAAATGGCAATACCGAAACCAAAACCGATACCGAAACCAATACCCCGCTATCTGACGATAGCAAGGGGGATAAACGCGCGAAGCGCTTCGTTCCCCCAACGCTGGAGGAAGTTCGTGCCTATGTGGCTGAGCGCCATTCTCCGGTAGACCCGCAGAGATTTGTCGATTTCTATGCGTCAAATGGCTGGATGGTCGGGAAAAACAAAATGAAAGACTGGAAAGCAGCCTGTCGGAATGCCGAAAAGTGGGACGAGTGGGAATACTCTGCGCAGAAATCGACAAAATCAATGCCGACCGCCACGAATTCCGAGCAGATGAAGCGCAGCGTGGAAGAATACATGGACTGGTAGAAGGGGTGAACGGAGATGAAGCACCTCGGCGATATTACGAAAATCAACGGCGCAGAAATTGAAATCGTGGATGTTATCACGGGCGGATCGCCGTGCCAAGATTTGAGCATTGCGGGAAAACACGCCGGATTGGCCGGCGCAAGGAGCGGATTGTTCATGGAACAGGTCCGCATCGTGAAGGAGATGAGACAACGTGACAGAGCGAACGGACGGACAGGTGACATGGTTCGACCTCGGTTTATGGTCTGGGAAAACGTGCCCGGAGCTTTCAGCAGCAACAAAGGGCGAGACTTCGCGGCAGTCCTCGAAGAGATCATCCGCATCGCAGAACCGGAAGCCCCCGATATTGAAGTGCCTGAAAAAGGCTGGCCAACTTGGGGGGGATACCACGATGAAGTGGGAGGACGATGGAGCGTGGCTTGGCGAGTGCATGACGCGCAACACTGGGGAGTCCCCCAACGCCGCCGTCGTATCTCGGTTGTCGCAGATTTTGGAGGTGACACCGCAGGAGAAATACTCTTTGAGCGCAAAAGCGTGTCAAGGCATCCTGCGGAGAGCGGAGCGGCGCGGGAAAGACTTGCCGAAAACGCTGAAAGCGGTGCTTCTTATGCAGTCCGAATCAGAGGGGGGCTGTGACGGAGGAGGAAAAGGCACTTTAGTTCAGCAAGACTGCGTAATGCCTTCGCAGGCACTGACAGAGGTTGCAAGCACACTGCGAGCTGGCGCTGGTGCTCCAAAGCATGACGCGGATATTAGAGGAAGGCTTGCGATATCTTGTCTGGATATGAGCCATGCTTGCGACATCATCCGAGACTGCGGCGAGATCGTTCCAAGTTTGCAAGCCCGTATGGGAACAGGTGGAAACCAAGTGCCGCTGACATATCAAATGCAAGGGTTCGGAGATTACCGCGCCGGAGAGGTTGCAAGCAGTTGCAAGCAGCGGGACTTTAAGGACAGCACAGACCTTGTTTGTGCTGTTGACTGCCGGAACTTCCGAGAGGGCGGCGAAACAAACGGGACTTTGCAGGCAAAATCAAACGGCGGAACCAGCTACAATTTGCAGAACACCGTGAGAACGGGCATGATTGTGCGACGCCTTACCCCGCTGGAGTGCGAACGGCTACAAGGTTTCTCGGACGGATGGACCGACATTGGCGAGTGGCGCGACAGCAGGGGCAAAATGCGCAAACCAAGCGACAGCCCGCGCTACAAGGCACTGGGTAACTCCATCGCCCTGCCCTTCTGGGACTTCCTGGCAAAGCGTATCAGTGCGCAATATCTTCGCCCTGTTACGATGGGTAGCCTGTTTGACGGTATCGGCGGCTTTCCGCTGGTGTTTGAGCGGCACAACGGCAAGGGCACGGCACGCTGGGCAAGCGAGATCGAGGAATTTCCTATCGCCGTGACGAAACTGAGATTTGGGGAGGAATGACATTGCGGAACGAAGCTTTGTTTTCCAGCGATAAGAATTTCTGGGAAACGCCGCAAAAGTTGTTTGACGAACTGGACGCGGAGTTTCATTTCACGCTGGACGCTGCCGCCAGTGACGAAAACCACAAGTGCGCGCGGTATTTCACGCAAAACGATGATGGTTTGCGGCAAAATTGGGCGGGCGAAACGGTGTTTTGTAACCCGCCCTATGGGAACAAGGAAACCGGACTGTGGACGGAAAAATGCTACCGCGAGGGACAGAAGCCGTGGACAACGGTTGTTCTACTGATTCCGGCGCGGACAGACAGAGCCAGCTTTCACGACTATGTTTTGGGTAAGGCGGAAATTCGATTCCTGCGAGGTAGGCTGAAATTTGAGCTGGACGGAAAGCCGATGGGAACGGCGCCGTTTCCCAGCATGATTGCCATTTGGCGAGGAGGAATGACATGACCACATTACGCATGGTTCCCGGCATTACATACACCCGGAAAAACCTTGAAGCATTGACCGGGATGCCGGACAGAGCAAACAGGCACATGATCCGAGCCCAGCGGCGGCAGGGGGTGCCCATTGTGGCTCTGCCGGATGGCGGGTATAAACTGGCGGAGACGGACGAGGAGAAGAAGATGCTCCTTGCCATGTACCGCAAGCGGGCTCTGGACGAGCTGGACACATACAGCAGGCTTGCAAAGGCCATGCAGGTGCCGGGACAGATGACCGTGGAGGAGCTGCTGGAGAGAGCGAGGGGCGTATGACGGTATACATGCGAGTAAGCCGCGACAAGTACGAGCTGCCGGATGCCGTTTCGGAATCTATCATCGACCTGGCCAACATTTGCGGCGTCAGCTGGCGGACGATCTACCGGGCCGTGTACGGCGGAAAGCGTACCAAAGGACGGCCCAAGTATGTGGCCGTACCGATAGGGGAGGGAGACGATGATTGAGATCACGGTGCCGCTGGCACCAATCACTAAGAAAAACCACCAGGAGATCATGCACAGCAGCAAGACGGGAAAGCCCTTTGTGATGCCGTCCCGACAGTATCGCGACTACGAAGCGGCGGCGGTGTGGCACTGTAAGGCCGCCTGGGTTCGTGTGCCAATCGAAGACCCCGTGGAGGTTAAATGCCTGTTTTATATGCCTACCCGGCGGCGAGTGGATTTGACAAATCTGCTGGAATCCATCGACGATGTTCTGGTAAGGGCCGGTGTGCTCAAAGACGACCACAGCGGCATTATCGTTAGCCACGACGGGAGTCGGGTGCTGTACGACAAGGATAACCCCCGGACGGAGGTGTACATAGCCAACTATGAATGATTTTGATTACGACTGCATGCAGAAAAAACGCATAGCAATGGGTGCATTTGCTCACATCAACAGAAAACGCGGTGGGTGCTCGCTCCCCAGCGATACCCTCACCGAAAAGCAGAGGAAGGAGAAAAACGGAGAAGTGAAAAGCTATAATATCACGCGGCCTATGCCGTGGTCTGAATTTAAGGCTATGCCGGAGGATCTGAAACGCGAGTTTTTCCGCAACATGCAATCTTTCGGCGGAACGGCTAAATGGCTTGCGGAGGAAATGAGCGCATCCGATAAAACCATTAGAGCCTACGCCGAAAGGGTAGGCGCACCTTTCCGGCGTGGCGGATGAAACGCGGAGATGTGGCAGCGTAAAATCATGGAGTGGGCTAATGCGGATGCGGTGGACATACATACGGTGGATGCGCAGAGCGAGGAGCACGCTGCCAACGATGCACCGCCGAAAGCAGACAAGCCGCAGACGGGCGCAAAGCTGCTGCATGCCCGGCTGGAGATGATTGGAGACCGGGAATCCCTGCTTGCAAACCTACGGGTATTGCTGCCGGATGAAGGGCAGGTGACGGTGGAATGGTGAAAAGAAGCGTGTTAATCGCGGCGCTGCTTGTAGCAATCTTGGGGGCCTTGGGCATTGCGTCTGCCACAAAGGACAGCGGGCAAACGCCGGAGACTGTAGTTGTGCCGCCGGGGGTGGTTCTGCCCCGCGATGAGCCGCAGGAGACCCAGGAGACGCGGACGTGCGTATTTACCGTCACTGCGTACTGCCCCTGTGAAAAATGCTGTGGGGCGTACGCAAATGGCTACACAGCCACCGGCGCAAAAGCCACCCAGGGCGTGACGATCGCCGCAGACCCGGATGTGCTGCCGATGGGTACGGAAATCGAACTGGACGGCCACACATATACCGTGCAGGACACCGGCGGAGCCATTGCCGGGTATCGGCTGGATTTGTATTTTGACAGCCACGAGGACGCCTTGCGGTGGGGTGTGCGGGAAAAGATCGTGAGGTGGGCCAGATGAAAAGCCCCTGCGTAAAAGAGTGCCCGGACAGGCTCCCCTGCGGGGCCTGCCGGCAGAGCTGCGAGGCGTTCCTGGCGTATGAGGCCAAGCGGCTGGAGGAAAAGCCCTGGGTGGATCGGTCCAACACCGCCGCCCGGGAGCGCTATGTGCGGCAGAGCGCGAGGTTTGCAAAGGCTGGGAAACGACATATGAGATAGGAGGTTGACAATATGGATGCTGTGAAGTTTGTCGAGGAGCGCAGAAGAATGTATACACTTGGATGTATCAAGAAAGGCATTAACGATTATAACACGAAAGCAGAAGATGTCGTCGCAGAAGTCGAGCAATGGTCTACTGCACATCCGCATAAGACACGGCAGAGTGTTTTTCTGGAGCATTATCCTGATGCACCAAGAGATAAGAACAATTTACTGACAGCTTGCCCTAAATGTTTGGATGCTAACGTTAGTTGTGTTATTGATAAAAACGCCACTGTAAAGAAACTTAAGCGTTGTGATGCCTGCCGCCGTGAGTTCTGGATGCAGGAGGTGGAGTGAATGAACGATATCACAAAGCAACCGTATTCCAAGTGGCTGGAAGAATCCCTGAAAGTTATTTCCGAGTTTAAGCCAGCGTGCCTGTGCATTGCAGCAACTTTCCCGGATGGTGAGACATTTACCGGATACTATAACGCTGATGCAACAGACAAGGCAGTTTTTGCACACCACATCCAAAGTGATGTGACAATGGACATTATCCGGGCGAACATCGCAACAATAAAAGTGATGCTTGAAGATTGCGATGCGGAGGGTGAATGATGGCTGAATACATCGAGCGAGGCGCGTTGATGCAATTCCCCATCCGTCGCGATCATTACGACAGAAAGAACGGCAACAGGCATTTTATAAACGGCATTGAATCGGTGTTGGAATATGCGGAGAATTTGCCAGCTGCTGATGTTGCCCCGGTGGTGCGGTGTAAGGAATGCAAGTGGTTTGCGGATAATAACGACGGGGTGTGGTTTGGTTGCTGGCTCTATCAGACCATCCGGATTATCCCAGAAGATGCACCTAAACCTGACGATTTTTGCTCCTACGGCGAACGGAAGGACGGTGAAACCGATGCTTGATGACTGCAAATGGATGCAGGACGAAATATGCGTCAATGCGGATTGCCCAGCGTGCGCGGACTATTGCCCGGTGGCCAATTATCCCGGCGTGTGCCGGTTCGAGGATAGAGGTGACTGCGATGCTCAAGAGAGTTAATGGGAAGCCGGTGCCAAATAATCCGGCCAAGGCATACGAGCTGGGCCGCCTGGATGGCACCAAACAATGCATGGACAATGTTTCCTGCGTGCTGCTGGACAAGTGCGGATTCCATGTGCGGGAGGAGACGGCGGACGAACACGACACCCGCAGTCTGGAATACTTACAGCAGTGCCTTGTGGAGCTGGTGGAGGCCAAAAACAACGGCTATGTAAAGATGGCGGACATAGAAAAGGCCCTGCGGGGCGAATATAAGATGGTAAACAGCGCGGAGTAAAGGAGGGGAAATGAGCAAAAAGGCGACACTGCCTTATGACGTGCGGTTGGAGTGCATTGCTTATGTGCGTGGGTATCCGCGCCGGGTGCGGGCGTATCGCGAGGCCCGGGCGGAGATACTGGACGGGACGCATAGCGCCACGGAGGGCATGCCAACTGGATCGGGCGCTGGTAGGCCCGCCGAGAGCAAGGCGGAGCAGCTTGCAGCCATAGAGCGATGGCCGGAGACGCAGAAGATGCTTGCGGTGGAATACGCCATAGACCGCTGCGGCAGAGATATCGGCAGCGATACAATCCGGCGGCAGCTAATATATGGCATTATGCGCAACTGCCAAGGCAAGCACAAGTATGCCCGTAATCGGATCGTGATCCCGGGGATCAGCGAGAGGACATTCAGTCGGAGGAAGGAGCAATTTTTGATGGATGTGGCAAAATACAGTGGTCTTTACACAAAAGATGGCACAAATTCCACTTAATGATGTGCTACAATAGGTACAGTGGATGATAGGACATGGTCATTCACGCGATTTCCCAATCATCACTTTTCCTCCCTTCTATGCGCCGCCGGTATTGGGCGCACCTTCTGGCACCGAAAGGTCATACCGGCACAAACAGCCTGTAGGGAAACCTATGGGCTGTTGTTATATGCAGGCGTAGCTCAGTCGGTAGAGCTTTAGGTCGCTGGTTCGAGTCCAGCCGCTTGCACAAGAGGCCGGGTAGCACCCGGACACTGTGAGACCGTTCGCCGTGGCTCACATGAAAATGACAATGCTCGCTGAAAACTGCGCTTGTCTTGATGCGTCAAGACCGGTTTGACCAGACGGAATAGGGGCTGCGACTTTTCGGAGCGTAGTTGCCGGTAGCGTGTGACAATCTAAGCGGGAAGACGGCCAATATGCGGCGCCCAGATGGGATAGAGAATGGATGGCTATAGACAACATCCCGAATCTTGCGTGGCTCAAAACCGCGCCGCCGCTCCAAAAGCGGAGAGCCGCTGCCGTGGGCAAATGGCATAGCGCCTGCCCGGAAGTGCGGCTATACCGCTCAAAAGTGAGCGGTGAAAAAGACATTGCCCCTCTGCGGGCAGACTGTGTAACCCATGTTTGAGAGCTTCCAGAAGGCCGCATGGGCGGGGAAAGACTGTTACTGTAGCCAAGGGGTGGGGGCCGGTAGCAAAACAGGAGGAAAGCATGGAAATCACAAAACGGCGGCTTGCGGATATTGTGCCGTATGCCGGCAACGCAAAAAAGCATGATAAACGGCAAATCAACAATGTTGCGGAGAGCATCAAGCAATACGGCTTTGTGCAGCCGATTGTGATTGACCGTGATGGAGTTATCGTCATTGGGCATTGCAGAGCGTTGGCTGCTCAGAAATTGGGCATGGAAGAAGTGCCCTGTGTCTGCGTGGACGATCTGACACCGGAGCAAGTGAACGCCCTGCGGCTGGTAGATAACAAGAGCAACGAGAGCGATTGGGACTTTGACCTGCTGGCTGATGAGCTGCCTGGGCTTGACCTGTCGGCGTTTGATTTTGACTTTTCTTTTCCGGAGCTGGACGAATCCGAAATTGAAGAAATGACCAACGAGCAAAGAGAGCAGGAGTTCCGGGAAAGGATGGAGCGTGGAGAGCTTTCAGACGATGATGAGGACTACCAAGCTTTCCTTGAAAAGTTCGAGGCGAAGAAAACAACGGACGATTGCTACACGCCGGATAACATCTACGACGCAGTAAGAGATTGGGCGACTGAGAAGTACGAAATTGGCAATGCCGCGATTGTGCGCCCGTTTTATCCGGGCGGAGATTATAAAAGCGAGAAATACCCTTCTGGGTGTGTTGTGATAGACAATCCGCCTTTTTCCATTATTTCAGAAATCTGCGAGTGGTACACAAGCAAGAGAATCAACTTCTTTCTGTTTGCTCCAACGCTTACGCTTCTCGGAATTATGCGCGGCTCGGCAAACTATGTGGCGTGCGGGTGCGGAGTTGTGTATGAAAACGGCGCGTCTGTCAATACGTCGTTTGTTACCAACATGGGGGGCGATAAGATTGTCGCTGCCGCTGATTTAAGAGAAATACTGGATGACGAGAACAAAAAGAATCTCAAAAAGTTGCACAGAGAACTGCCGAAATACTCATATCCAGACGAGGTTTTGACAGCAACGATGCTATGTTATATGGCAGCTCACGGCGTAAGCCTTGAAATTAGCGAAAGAGATGCACATTTTATCCGCGCGCTTGACGCACAGAAAGCGTCGGGGAAAGGCTTGTTCGGCTCCGGTTTTTTGCTATCGGAAAAGGCTACTGCGGAAAAGGCTGCTGCGGAAAAGGCTGCTGCCGAGAAAGTAAGAGTATGTAATATAAACGTGTGGGAGCTTTCCGACAGAGAAAAGAAAATCGTGGCAGGGCTTGGGCATGACGATTGAAGAAGCACAGGCGATCATTGCCAAAACAAGCAGCCCGAACTTAAAGCGAGATATGGAGAAGTTTATTAAACGCCAGCAGAGAAAGGAGGGTGCGTATGGCAAGGCCAAGAAAGGAAATAGATCAGAAGCAGTTCGAGAACCTCTGCGGCCTGCAATGCACGCTTGAGGAAATCTGCGGCTGGTTTGATGTGACCGATAAAACATTGGATAGTTGGTGTAAACGCACCTATCACGCCAGTTTTTCCGAGGTATTTAAGCAAAAGCGAGGAGCGGGGAAAATTTCGCTGCGGAGAAGTCAGTGGCAGCTTGCGGCAAAGAACGCAAGCATGGCTATTTGGCTGGGGAAACAGTACCTTGGGCAGCGCGATATTGTGGAGCTGGGGTTGCCGACTGACAACACGCAGGATGACGCATTGAGTGTGAGCCTGCGTGAAATGGCAGAAGGGTTGGAGAGCGATGGGTAAATATAGAAAAAAGCCGGTTGTTATTGAAGCATTTCAGTTAAACGCAAGAGGGCTTGTCGGAGAAGATTGGTTTTGGAATGCAGTTTCGGAAAATACAATTGTTACCCATGACTTTGGCAAGCATTATCCGAATCCGGCATGGTGCGAGATAAAGACGCTTGAAGGGACAATGATTGCTAAAGCCGGAGATTATATTATTCGGGGCGTAAATGGAGAAATTTATCCATGTAAGAGCGAGATTTTTCACGTGAGTTATGAGGCCGTCCTATGATTTCAGAGAAGCAGCAGAAAATCATGGCCTTTCCGTATTCCAAATACGACGCGCTTATCTGCGACGGCGCCGTGCGTTCCGGCAAGACCTCCATCATGATGTGGGCGTTTGTCCGCTGGGCAATGGAGAATTTCAGCGGTCAGCGCTTCGGCGTGTGTGGCCGCACGGTGGATAGCTGCACCAAGAATATCATCGTGCCGTTCACAGCGATGAGCCTTGCAAAGGAACGTTATATCATCCGCTGGCGGCGCGGCGACAAGGTGATGGAAGTGCGGCGCGGAGCCGTGACGAATTACTTTGAAGTGTTCGGTGGAAAGGACGAGGCAAGCTATACACTGATCCAAGGCCGGACGCTGGCGGGTGTGCTGCTGGACGAAGTTGTGCTGATGCCGCGCTCGTTCGTGGAACAGGCCTTGACCCGCTGCTCTGTGGACGGGGCAAAACTGTGGTTTTCCTGCAACCCCGGAAGCCCACAGCATTGGTTTTACACAGAGTGGATCAAGCGGCACCGAGAGCGGAACGCGCTGTATCTGCATTTTGAAATGACAGACAACCCCGGGCTGTCGCAGAAAACGCTGGAGCGGTATCAGTCGATGTTTACGGGCGTGTTTTATGATCGTTACATCCGTGGACTGTGGGTGCTGGCCGAGGGGCTGATCTATCCCATGTTTGACGAGAGCTGCATTGTGGACGAGCTGCCGGAAAAGGGAGAATACTATGTTTCCTGCGACTATGGCACGCTTAACCCGTTTTCTGCAGGACTTTGGTGCTGGGACGGCAAGGCGGCCACGCGCATCCGTGAGTATTACTATTCCGGGCGCGAGAACCAGAAGAACAAGACGGACGAGGAATACGCCGACGAAATCGAAAAGCTCATCGGCGAGGCGGATGTCAAAAGCATCATCGTTGACCCGTCTGCCGCCTCGTTTATCGAGGTTTTGCGGCGGCGCGGTTATATGGTGCGAAAGGCCAACAACGACGTAACCAACGGCATTATGACTACGGCACGGTTTTTGCAGGACGGCATTCTCAAGGTGCATCGCAACTGCAAAGACTGCATCCGCGAGTTTGGGCTATATCGGTGGGACGAAAAATCCGCCGACGACAGGCCAATCAAGGAAAACGACCATGCAATGGACGAAACGCGCTATTTTGCCTATACGATTTTGAAAAATAAAGCGTATAAGCGCGATTATGTCCCCATTTGGAGCAGATAGGAGTGAGAGGCTATCAAAACTTACAATGACCTTGTTGCGGTCGGAGAAAGTGACCAGGCGCGGATCGGGTTTATTCGCGGAGCAATCAACGAGCATCGAAGCTCACACGCATACAAGACGGCGGCGGATGCGGAGGAATATTACAACGGCCTGAATCCGACCATTAATCGCTATGAAAAGATCATCTACGATATGCAGGGGCGTAGCCACACGGATATGTGGACGGCAAACCATAAACTGGCCAGCCGGTTCTTCGGCCTGGCGGTCGATCAGGAGGTTTCCTATCTTCTGGGTAACGGCGTGACATTTGCGGAGAAGGAAACGCCGAACAAGCTATGCCCAGACTTTGACCAGGAAGTCATGGATGCGGCGCGTGAAGCGAAAATCGCAGGCGTGTCCTTCGGCTTCTGGGATTTGACGCATTTGCGGGTGTTCTCTCTGCTTGAGTTCGTCCCCCTCTATGATGAAGAGGACGGTGCAATGAAAGCCGGTATCCGGTTCTGGCAGGTGGCACAGGATAAGCCTCTGAGAGCGACGCTGTATGAGATCGACGGCTTTACCGAGTTTTTCCAGCCCAGCGGCGAGGATATGGCCGTCATGCAGCCGAAGCGCAGCTATAAGCTGATCGAGCGCAAGGCGGAAGTCGGCGAAACCGAAATCTATGACGGCGGGAATTATCCGAGTTTCCCCATCGTGCCGCTGAAAAACAATAAGCGGTGTCTATCCGAGATCGTCGGCAAGCGCAATACCATTGACGCGCTGGATCTGGCGTCCTCTAACATGGTCAACAACGTGGACGAGGGCAACCTGATCTATTGGGTGCTTTCTAACTGCAACGGCATGGACGATCTGGATGACGCGAAATTTGTGGAGCGCTTGAAAACTACCCATGTTGCCCACGCCAACGGCGACGACGGCGCAAAGGTGGAGAGCAAGACCATCGAGGCTCCCTATGAGGGCACCAGCAGCACCATTGACATGCTGAAAAAGAAGCTCTATGAAGATTTCCAGTGCTTTGACGCTGCGGCGGTATCCGCAGGCAACCAGACGGCGACCGCGATCAAGGCCAGCTATGTGCCGCTGGATTTGAAAACGGATAAGTTTGAATCCGAGGTCACGCGGTTTATTGTGGAAATTTTGCGTCTGGCAGGCATTGAGGACCAGCCGAGCTACACGCGCAATCAGATTATCAACAAGAGCGAGGAAACGCAGAATATCCTTCTGGGCGCGGCGTATTACGATGACGAATACATCACAAAGAAGCTGCTGACGATCAACGGAGACATTGACCAGTACGAGGACATGGCAAAGCGGAAGGCGGCAGAAGAGATTGACCGGAGCTTTGCGGAACCGGATGCGCCGGAGGTGAACGGCGATGGCGAACAGTGACCTCGGCCACAAGCTGACCGACAAGGAGCTTGCAAAGCTGGAACATCGTATTGCAAAGCTATACCGTGAGGCTGGGAAAGAGCTGCAAGCTACCATCGACGCATATTTTGAGCAATTCAAAAAGCGCGACGAGGAAATGAAGGCTCTGATCGGCACCGTGCAGAACGGTAAGGAATGGACGGAGGCCGACTATAAGCAATGGCGGCTGAATCAGATCGGACGCGGGGAACGATACCAGGCCATGCGCGACAAGGTGGCGCGCCGCGCGACCGATGCAAACGCCGTGGCGGTGTCCTATACCAACGATGCAACGCCGGGTATTTACAGCCTGAACCGCAATTATGCGGCTTACACCATTGAACAGGTCGCTGGGAATATCGGCTTTGATCTGTGGGACGAGCAAACGGTAAAGCGGCTTATGGTAGAGCAGCCGGACTTAATGCCGTATTACCCGCCGAAACGCGCCTTAAAGCGTGGTATCGACCTCGCATATGGTAAGAAGCAGATCACGGCAAGCGTGACAAGCTCTATCTTGCAGGGAAAGAGCATTAAGAACATGGCGGACGACCTGCAAAAGCGCATTACCACCATGAGCCGCGATTCCGCCATCCGCACCGCCAGAACCGCCGTGACCGGTGCGCAGAACGCCGGACGCATGGACAGCTATGCGGCGGCGGAGAAAATGGGCATTAAGCTCAAGAAAGAATGGTTGGCCACGCTGGACGCGCGTACACGCCACTCTCATGCCATGCTTGACGGCGAACAAGTGGCGCAGGACAAGAAGTTTTCTAACGGTTGCCGCTTTCCTGGCGACCCACAAGGGCCACCGTGGGAGATATATAACTGCCGCTGTACGCTGGTTGCGGCGGTGGATGGTGTAGATACATCAGACGGGCTGCGTAGGACACGCGACGGGCTTATATCTGACATGACATATGCGCAGTGGGAAGCATCGAAGCAGGGATACAGCGGCAAACAGTTATCCCCATATCACATGGGGAGCGAAAAATCTGCAAAGGATGTTACGAAGAAATATATAGATTCCGCCAAGCCCCGCATGGGTAAGGTACGATACGAGAACGGATACCGCATAAAAGGGCACAAGACCGAAATCGAAGTTGCAAACCAACTCAGAGATCAATTCGGCGGGAAGTTCGTGCTGTTGAAAGAAGCGAATGCGCAGGGGATAAAAACGCCAGACTACCTGTGGCGAGGTAAACAGTGGGAATTGAAAAGTATATCAACAGCGAAAGCGGCAGATATGGCGATTCGAAAAGCCACAAAGCAGATTGCAAAAACTCCTGGAGGGGTTGTGTTACAGTGCACAGGATCCATCAATACAGATGAGCTTATACGCATTGTAGATGATAGAGCAGTTCGCAGCGTGGTTAGCACTGGGTTCGGTTTTGATGTGATTGCATTGGATGAGAACGGTTCTCTCCTGTTCGCACGAAGGTATAAAAAATGAGCCGCCCCCCCTCCAGTAACGGGAAGAGGTTCGGCTCGAAAAAACGGAAACATGAGTTTCCTCACTGTCAGTATATGCAATTCCCGAAAAAAAGTCAAGAGGGATTTTTTGATGAACGTTGAAATCACCGACAACAGCAAAGAGGTTTCTGGCGCCATCCATGCGGCGCTTCTGCGGGGACTGGAAAAGATTGGTCTGGTGGCAGAGGGATATGCGAAAAAGCTGTGCCCCGTGGACACCGGCAATCTGCGGAACAGCATCACCCATGTGGTAGATGAGCAGGAACCAGCGGCAATCATCGGAACGAACAATGAGTATGCCGCTTATGTTGAGCTTGGCACCGGCATTTACGCCGAGGGCGGCGGCGGACGGCCTACACCGTGGGTGTATCAGGACGCAAAGGGAAATTGGCATTACACGCGTGGCAACAAGGCACAGCCGTTTTTGAAACCTGCTGCCGCCGACCATGCCATCCAATACCGGAAGATATTGGAGGATGAACTGAAATAGGAGCTAACTGCTTACAAATTGTAGGCAGTTGGCTCTTTTTGTTAATTACCGCAAGGGACAGCGGTTTTTATAAAACTATCGTTTCCGAAGGAACGGAACCGAAGAAAAGGAGATAGTGTCATGGCACTTACACGAAAACTTTTGAAGGGTATGGGGCTTACCGATGAGCAGGTTGATACCATCATCGAGGCGCATACCGACACCGTGGACGGCCTAAAGGCGGATGTGACCCACTACAAGGCCGATGCGGAGAAGCTGCCCGGCGTTCAGAAGCAGTTGGACGACCTCAAGGCAGCGGGTGACGGCGGTTACAAGGAGAAGTACGAGAAGGAACACTCGGCCTTTGAAGCCTTTAAGACCGACATCACGGCAAAGGAAAGCAAGGCGGCAAAGGAAAAGGCCGTGCGTGCTTACTTTGAGAGCAAAAACATCACCGGCGCGAATTTGGACCTTGCGATGCGCGGCTGTGGCGAAGAAATGGCCGCATTGGAGATGGACGGTGACAAGATCAAGGACACCAAGAGCCTTGATGCACTCGTAGACGGCACCTACAAGGGGCTTGTCTCCACCACGCAGACAAGGGGCGCGAATCCCGCCAATCCCCCGGCGAATCCCACTGCAAAGAATTATACGACCGCAGATATCAAGAATATGAGTGCTGCGGAAATCAATGCAAATTGGGACAGCATCAAAGCGTCCCTGAATCAGAAAGGAGTTTAACACATGGCTGTTACCACTTTTATCCCCGAGCTTTGGAGCGCACGTCTGCTCTACGCCCTCGAGAAGTCCCACGTTGCGACGAACCTTGTTAACCGCAACTATGAGGGCGTTATCGCCAATCAGGGCGATACCGTCCATATCAACAGCATCGGCGCGATCACGGTCAAGGATTATACCAAGAACACCGACATTGCCGCGCCCGATGCGCTGACCACCACCGACCAGACCCTCGTTATCGACCAGTGCAAGTATTTCAACTTCCAGGTTGACGATGTGGACAAGGTGCAGGCGGCTGGTGACCTGATCGACACCGCAATGGGGCGCGCCGCGTACGCGCTGGCTGACACGTCTGATGCGTTCCTGCTCAAGACTATTGCCGCCGGAGCCGCTGCGGGCAACACCGTGGGCGCTGCTTCCGCTCCTGTTGCGCTGACCAAGGACAACGTGTACGAAAACATCGTGAAGCTGCGCACGAAGCTGGACAAGGCGAATGTTCCTAACACCGGCCGCACCCTCGTCGTGCCGCCCGAGGTTTATGCGCTGCTGCTTCTGGACGACCGTTTTGCCAAGAGCACCGCGACTTCCGGTCAGGATGCGCTGCTTAACGGTCAGGTTGGCCGCGTGGCTGGCTTTACCGTGTTTATGAGCAACAACGTCAAGACCGGCACCGGTACGGACACCGGCAAGACCCCGTATTTTGAAATCACGGCACAGGTCGAAACTGCAACCACCTACGCGGAGCAGATCATCAAGACCGAGGGCTACCGCATGGAATCCCGCTTTGCCGACGGCGTGAAGGGTCTGCACGTCTATGGTGCCAAGGTCACGGACGGCAACCAGATCGCGAAGATCATCGCTTCTGTGGCTTAACAAGGAGGGCGGCGCAATGCTTGAACAGGTCTTACGGCACTTGAACAACTGGTTCCTTGTGGAGATTCACGAGGGCACGTTCACCGTGGAGAATGGCAGCATTACGCTGCCCTTTCTCCTGACCAATCAATATTTCCGCATCGTCGGCTCTGTGTTTAACGACGGCCTGCATCAATATCCAGAGATCGATCTAACGGACGAAACCTTTACTGGGACGGTGTGGGCGCTGGCAGTGCCAAAGGCTGTGGTTGTGCTTGCCGAAGATATAGCCGCGTGGGAAGAAAAGAACGGTGAAGCCGTTTTAAGCCCGTACACGAGCGAAAGCTTCGGCGGGTACAGTTACACCAAGGCGAGCGGCGGAAATGCCGACACGAGCGCTGGGACGGGCTGGCAGAGCACTTTTAAAGGCCGGTTAAATGACTGGCGCAAGCTCAAGGGGGTGGAGCCGTAATGCTGTTGGATGCGTTTGGTAAAAAGTGCGTGCTGATCGAGAAAAAGCGCGCGGAGGATGGCGCTGGCGGCTACATCACAGAGTGGGTGGACGGCGCTGAATTTCTCAACTATCAGGCCCTCGATACCTCTATGGAGGCGCGGAGGGCGGAGAAGGAGGGCGTGACCTCGGTGTATTCCGCACTGGTGAATCAGAACGTCCCCATTGAGTACGGCGACTATTTCCGGGACGCGGAAACGGGGCTGACTTATCGGGTGACCTCAAATCCCGAGGAAAAGACCGCGCCGAGGTCTGCGGGCGCAATCATTAAGGCTCTGAAATTCTTCACCGCAGAGCGAAAGGAGCTGCCGAAATGACAAAGGACAAGGCGCTCCATGCGTGGTTCTCTCAATTCCTCCCGTCGTATCCGACCTCGAATGTGCCGGAGGACGCGACCTTTCCGTGGCTGACCTATGAGCTTATCACAGGATCATGGGAGAGCGGCGAGATCGCGCTGACGGTCAACCTCTGGTATTACACCGAGAGCGAAGCGATGCCCAACGCAAAGGCACAAGAAATCAGCGACGCAATCGGCATGGGCGGCTGTATGGTCGCCTATGACGGCGGAGCAATGTGGATCAAGCGTGGCTCCCCGTGGTGTCAGAACATCGCGGACGAAAGCGATAAAAACATCAAGCGAAGGTATCTCAACATCACGGTGGAATACCTATCGCAAAACTGATGAAAGGAAGAAAATATGAAATTCACTAAAATTCCCTCCGATGCATTTCAGAAGCTCCAGATCAACGCCGGTATTTTGACCACTGACTTTACTCCAGCCACCGGCACCATCGGCGAATCCGGTCAGATCGGCGCGACCACCGGCGGGATCAATTTTACCGCCACTCCGACCTATACGGACTTTGGAGAGGACATCGACAACTGCCCCAAGAATACCAAGGAGCTGAAAATGGTGGACGGCTGGGATGCAAAAGCCAGCGGTACATTTGTAAATGCAGATACTGCAATCGCTAAGAGCCTATGCGGGGCGGCGGATATCGGTACGGCAGACGCCACCAAGATCACACCGAGAAACAATCTCAAGGATTCCGACTTTGATGACCTTTGGATTGTGGGTGACTACTCCGATATGAACGGGGAAACAAATGGAGGCTTTATCGCCATCCATCTGCTGAATGCGCTTTCTACGGGTGGATTCCAAATGAAAACAGCTGACAAAGCGAAGGGGCAGTTTGCTTTTGAGTACACCGCTCACTACTCTATGAGCGCACAGGACACTGTGCCTTTTGAAATCTACATCAAGGCCGGTACGGCGGAGGCGTAACACCATGAAACTGTCAAAAATTAAGGGGGAGCGAGTGTTTGATGTTATCGCAGACATTATCGATCCTATTGCCAACATAGCCGAGGACAAAGAAGCCGCAGCGTTGTTTCAGCGTCAGAAGCTCCCGGAAGGTGTAAATGCAAAGGACTTTGTATTGGCAAGGGTTAAGAAATCTGCTCCGCTGCTTTTGCGTGGGCACAAGAAAGATCTGATCGCAATTTTGGCGGCTGTGGAAGGCGTGCCTGCAAAAAAATATGCCGCTGGGCTGACGCTTGCCAAGTTGCTGGTTGATGTTACTGAGCTTATGACGGACGAGGCCTTTACGGACCTTTTTACATCTGCGCAGACCGAGACGGCAGAAACGCCGTCCGGCTCTGTGCAGGAGAATATCGGGGAAGCCAAAGAGTAAAGCCATTTCTGGCATACTGTGTAGCGCGGTATAAGCAGGATGCAGAAGAAAAAGCATATCGAATTTATGCTGCTGACCTGCTTAAAGCAATATGCGAGCGATGCGCAGGCGTTTCAATCGATAAGCGATATATTGAAATTATAGATGTGAGCAAAAAAGACAATCGCTCCTGTGAAGAAATCACCAGCGATATTGTCAATCGTTGCGGGTTACAAGTTAAAAAAGCCGCCCCGTGAAGGAGCGGCGAGCGAATATGCGTTACTTGAGGACATAATCAGAAATCATTCTTCCGATTTTCCCGATGTCTGTGCCTCCCTTAAACTCAAACTTTGCGACATAACCATTGGAGAATGTCAGAACAAGTTCGCTATCCGGGATGATTTCGGCAAAGCCTGGGGTTTGCACGGAGAAAAACTGCACTTTCGAATAGGGCATAGAGCTGAAGGACTTGCGCTTTCCTGTAATCCCCTGTACATCAACCGATATGACCCGCTTGTTAGTAAAAATCAGCTGGTCGCGGACGGTCTTAAATGCGGCAGCGATTTCTTCCCCGTCAATCAACAAGCCATTCACTTCACCACGCACATCGGAAACGGGAATCGGCTTTAAGTCCCACGCAGAATCTTTGTTAAAACTTATCATAAATTAAGGATACGATTTCATCCGCTGTTAACGCAATCAGTGCATTTTTCACGGAAAAGATTCCCAATGCGATCCAGTCCGTTATTAGCTGGTTTACAAGTATTCCGAACAAATTCAAAGATATTGGGTCTAATATTGTTCGCGGTCTTTGGGACGGCATCAAATCAATGATTACATGGATCAAAGACAAAATCAGCGGATTTGTTGGCGGTATTGTGAGTAGTGTTAAGGGACTGCTTGGCATCCACTCCCCGTCTAAGGTATTTGCCGGGATCGGTGGATATATGGCGGAAGGCCTTGGCGAAGGGTTTAGCGATGAATTTGCATCTGTGAAAAAAGACATAGAGGGGGACATGAGTTTTTCTGCTGGATCCATTACGGCAGGAGCAAATATCAGCGGAAACTATGCAAGTGGATCTTACGGCGTAGCAAGCGGAGGATACGGCAGAATTATAATGCTGCTTGAACAATACCTACCTATGTTGGCAAATATGAAAGTCATCATGGACAGTGGACAGGTTGTCGGTTTGCTTGCCCCAGGCATGGATGAAGAACTGGCCAAAATCAACGCGAGGAGGGCAAGGGCCATATGATAGGGAAAGTATGCTTTGACGGAAAGGACACTTACACAGAATACGGTCTGCTGCTTGCAAGCAAGTCCATTTCTCTGCCGGAAGTCCGCACGAATATGATCGATGTTCCGGGCCGGGACGGCCTGCTGGATGCGTCCGAAGTGCTGACCGGAGAAGTCACCTATAAGAACCGCACTATTATACTGAATCTCACCGGCGTGGATACGGTGAGCGGCAAGACATGGCCTGCTACGATTTCCGATTTCTGCAACAAAGTCCACGGCAAGTTCGTTAAAATAACATTTCCTGAGGACACCGCCCATTTTTACAGTGGGCGGTGCTCCGTTGGGCAGGTGGGGCTTGTCAAAATGATGCAGACTATCCCGGTCACGGTTGACTGCGACCCGTGGAAATACAAGAACGCAAAAACCACGGTTTCCCGCTCTGACCTTAGCACAACCTACAAACAGCTATCCTTACCCAACGAGCGCCGGCCTGTCATCCCTACTATCACGGTGGCCCAGGACACCACCTTGCTTTGGGGCAGCAGCACAATCAACATCAGCGCGGGAGATCATATTTTGCCGGACATCCGGCTTGCGGCTGGAAGCAATACCCTGAAAGCAAAAGTAGCAAGCGGCACAGGTAGCATCACTGTGACATACCAGGAGGCGAGCCTGTAATGTATCAACTCAAATACAAAAACTATATCCTGTATGATCCGCGCCTTTCGGATGAAAAACTAATCGTCCGTGACCCTTCTGTGAAGCTGGCGGTCAGCAAGGCCGGGGAAATGTCCTTTACGGTGGACGCAGAACATCCCTATTTAAGCAATCTTCGCCGCATGAGCGGCCTTGTGGAGCTGCTGGACGGCACTTTTCCTATATATAGGGGAAGAATAACCAGCGATATAAAAGACTTCTACGGGGCGCACAAAATCGAAACAGAGGGCATTATGGCGGTGCTGAATGACAGCATCATACCACCGTTCAACTTTCCAGAGGACTTTACGGAGGACGCTTCCTATAAGGCCGCCGCCGCAAGCGGGAATGTGGTGGAGTTTTTCTTCCGCTGGATTCTGTCACAGCACAATGCGCAGGTGACCGCAGAGCAGCAGATCAAGCCCGGCGTGGTCACCGTGTCCGACCCAAACAATTACATTGCCCGCAGCTCTGAGGAGTACGCCACGGCGATGACCACTATTTCCGATAAGCTGTTCAAATCTTCTCTGGGCGGGAATCTGCTGATCCGTTACGAGGATGACGGCAATTATTTGGACTATTACGCCGCGCTGCCGCTGACAAACACGCAGACGGTGAAATTCGCCGAAAATCTTCTTGACCTGTCCAGCGAGACGGACGGTGCGGACATTTACACCGCTATTCTTCCGGAGGGCAAGGATGGACTGACCATCGGGAATCTGCCGGACGGTGACTTGACGGATGACTTGGTGAAGTCCGGGAAAACCATCTATAGCAAGTCCGGCGTGGCCACATATGGGCGCATTACCCGGCACATCAAATGGGGCGATGTGACCGTTGACACCAACCTTCGGGCGAAAGCGAAGGCGGCGCTGGCCGACAATGGTCTGTCCATGCCGGAGACCATCACCTGCAGGGCGGTGGATTTGGGCTGGCGAGAGGGCATCCAGCATTTCCGGGTGGGCAGAATGACCGCCCTTGTCAGTACGCCCCACGGCTACAGCGCGTCCTATCCGTTGATGGAGCTTGCCCCGGATATTCTTGACCCCGGCAACACACAGATCACGCTGGGCGCGACCCGGCGCACATTCACCGGCTCACAGATCGATGCAGTGCGGAAAGCCGAGGAAAGCACCTGGCAAGTCCGCACTGACTTAAACAAGAAAATTGAGGACATCGAGCTTACCCCCGGGCCTCCCGGCCCTGCCGGGGCAGACGGCAAGGACGGCACCAATGGCACCAACGGTCTGTCTGTGTGGATCACTTACCATGACGAAACGACTGCCCCGGCCACGCCAACAGGAAACGGTACACAGAACGGCTGGCACACGGATTTGACCGCTTCCGTTGTTTGGATGTCGCAGAAGGTAGCGGCATCGGCTACGGCTGGTGCGTGGGGCGCTCCTATACGGATTCTGGGTGAAAAGGGTGAACAGGGAATCCAGGGCGTTCCCGGCGAAAAGGGAGACCCCGGCGCAACAGGGCCCACCGGCCCGCAGGGTGTAAGCGTCACCGCAACCACGGTGGAATATTACCTCTCCACCTCTGAGACAGAGCTTTCCGGCGGTACATGGCAGTCTACGGCACCGGCTATAACGGATGGAAAGTATCTGTGGAGCCGCACGAAGATCACCTATTCCAACGGCAAAACGGCCTACACCGGCGCATACTGCATCAGTAAGGCCATGACCGAGAGCGCCGAACCGATTGTAAGCGAGACGCGCACGGCGGTGACAAAGCTTACCCAGGATGTGGACAGCTTCAAGGCTACGGTCTCCGAGACCTACACCGAAAAGTCCAATTTCAATGAGTTCAGGCAAAAAACGGAATCCGACCTAACCGCCAACAGTACGGCCATAGAGCAGCGGTATACCGAGATCAAGGCCGTGGAGCAGCAAGTCCTTGGCGTAGATGGCAAGGTCACGGATGTGCAGAAAAAGGTCACGGAGACGGCGGGCTATATCCGTACCGGCAAGGTGGCAGAGGATGAATCCGGGAATCCCATCTACGGCGTGAAGATCGGGCAGACCGATACGGCGGGCAATTATAACGCCTTTGCCCAGTTTACAGCCGGGCGCATTTCCTTTTTCGATGAAACTGGGAAGGAAATCAGCCACTTCGCGGGAAAGGATTTCTACATCGACAGCGGTATCATCGTTCAAAACCTGAATCTTGGCGGCTACGAACTGCGGCGAAATAAGGGCCTTGGATTCAAGTGGATAGGGGGCTGACAATGGCAACAAGCGGAACCGTAAAAACAAACACAAAATATGGCTCCTATTTTTGGGTCAAGTGGGAGATTAGCGGCAGTCAAGACATAGCCGGAAACAAGACTACCATTTCCTGGTCTTGTGGTCTGCACCCCGAGGAACAATACTACACAAATGCCATAAAAATGGGCGCGGTGGTCATTAACGGTCAAACTGTGTATTCCGGTGGCACATATTCCGACATCACGGATTACAAGGATCGCACCTTTGCCTCCGGCACACTGGATATTTCCCACAACAATGACGGCAGCAAGACCTTCACTGTTTCTGCCTTTTCCGGTTGGCTTTACGGGAACGGAGACTATACCGCTTCGGCGGAGAGTTTTGCCCTGCCTGCCATACCCCGGGCGGCTACCATCACATCCGCACCCAACTTTACAGATGTGGACAACCCGGCCATTGCCTATGCCAATCCGGCAGGCTCGGCGGTTTCTGCGCTGGATGTGTGCATTTCTCTGACCGGTTCGGCATCGGATATTGCTTACCGAGCTGTCAGCACCAGCGGCGGCAGCTACACCTTCCAGCTTACCGATGCGGAGCGGGCCGTGCTGCGTAACAACACGTCCTTAACGCGAAAAGTCGTGTTCCTGCTGCGTACCAAAATAGGAAGCACCTATTACTACGACACCGCAGAAAGGACATTTACCGTCACCAATAATGCGGCCACCCGACCCAGCGAAGCTATTGCCGTGGCCCCTGTCAGCGCCCTGTCTGCGCCGTTCAACGCCCTGTATATCCAGGGCAGAACACAGGCCAAAATCACGCACACGGCCAGCGGAAAGTTCGGCGCGACCATAAAGCAATATTCCGCATCCGTAGAGGGGAAAGCCTATTCCGGGAAAACAGCCACCAGTGACGCACTGCAAACGCCGGGTGTGCTGACCATCACCGGCACGGCAACGGACAGCAGAGGCTTTTCCGCGACTGCATCTAAAACCGTCACGGTGCTGGCGTACAATACGCCCTCTGTGGTGCGTAACGGCAGCACGGGAAGATTTGTGTGCGCACGGTCTACCTCTGACGGGACGATAAGCGAAGATGGTACGGCGCTTTATGCGGAGTGCTCTAAGTCCTTTTCCACTCTGGCCAACAATAATAAATGCACATTGCGTCTGCGCTATGCGGCAGAGGGTGGCAGTTGGTCAAGCTGGATCACGCTTTTGGCCGAATCTGCTGGCAATGATTACGCAGGCGTTGTACCCGGTGTCACCCTATCGGTATCGGTGGTATATACCATCGAGATTCAGGCGGTAGACAAGCTGGGTGAGAGCGGTTCGGTGGAAACGCGAATCCCAACATCTGAAATGACCTTCCATTTGGGCGAAAACGGTAAAGCCGTGGGTATTGGACGGTACGCCAGCGAGAGCGGAGAGAAGCGGCTGGATGTGGCCTGGGATACGCACCTTGAAAAGGGCCTGCACGTCGGCGGTGACACAACGCTGGGTGGAAACCTAACAGGCAAATATCTGACCGGCACATGGCTACAAACCACGGAGACCACAGACCTGGGCAAAACACCGCCAAAGGTGGCGGTGCTGGATAATGCCGGCTGGGTGTATTACCGGACACCGGCGGAGCTGCGGGCCGATTTGGGATATGGAGATTACATTGTTAGCCAAGGCACCAGCGGTATCTGGACTTACCGGAAATGGGCCAGCGGCGTGTCGGAGTGCTGGGGGAATAAGAACTGTGGAGACATCGCCGTTACATCTGCGTGGGGCGCACTTTTTGAGGGGAGCAACATGGGCGGCATTGCATACCCAAGCGGCCTTTTCGTAAGTCAGCCCGTATTTTTCCCGTCGGCACAAACGACAAAATACGGGATTTGCGGCATAGAGATTGACGGTGGAAATGCAACCACTACGCCAAGCCTGTATTTACTCAGAGCGACAGCGCAAACGGTGCAGGGGGTGTACTTGTCTCTGTACGCAAAGGGCCGCTGGAAGTAATCCAACGCTGCAAGCAAACCAAGCCCCAGAGGAGAAAGGAAATTACTGAATGGAAACAATCATCGTTGCTCTCATCACCGGCGGCCTGTCGCTGCTGGGGGTAATCATCACCAGCAACAAGACCACCCGGGATGTGCAGGCCAAACTGGACATGCAGCAGGCCGTAACCGAGACCAAGCTTGAAGAGCTAACCCGGGAAGTCCGGGAGCATAACAATTTTGCGCGGCGTGTCCCGGTGCTGGAGGAGCAGATCAAGGTCGCCAACCACCGCATCGCCGATTTAGAAAACAATCATTAATTTTTGTGGTGTCCGAATCGGGCACAGAAAGGAGCAAACCATGAAAATCTCAAACAAGCTGTACGACATCCTGAAGTGGGTGGTCATCATCGTCCTGCCCGCTGTAGCGACGCTGTATGCCGCCCTGTCTGCCGTGTGGGCGTGGCCGTACTCTGAAGAGGTCGTGACCACCATCACCGCCGTGGACACCTTCCTGGGCGCGGTACTGTGCATCTCCAGCGCCACTTACAATAGAGGGGGCGATGTCAATGAGTAATTCCAGCCTGGTATCCTACACTAAGCTCTCCCCCAACTGCGACCATCCCCGGGACCACGCCATTGACAAGATCACCATCCACCACATGGCCGGTGATCTGTCTGTGGAGACCTGCGGCAATCTCTTTGCCAACTCCAGCTACGAGGCCAGCTCCAACTATGGTATCGGCTCCGATGGCAGGGTGGGCCTCTATGTGGACGAGGGCGACCGCGCATGGGCCTCTGCGTCTCCCAGCAACGACAACCGAGCCGTCAACATCGAGGTTGCCAACTGCGCCACCGGCGGCGACTGGCCCGTGTCCTCTGCGGCCTATAACAAGCTGATCGACCTGTGCGTGGACATCTGCCAGCGCAACGGCATTAAGGCCCTCAATTACACCGGGGATACAGACGGCAACCTGACCGAGCATCGTATGTTTGTGGCCACGGCTTGTCCCGGGCCCTACCTACACGAGCGCATGGGCCGCATTGCCGCTGAGGTCAACAGCCGACTATCTGCCCAGCCCGCCAAGTCCGTGGACGAGGTTGCCCGGGAAGTGATCCGCGGTGAGTGGGGCAATGGATCCGACCGCCGCCAGCGCCTGGAGGCCGCAGGGTACGACTATAATGCTGTACAGGATCGAGTGAACGCTATCCTGACTGGCGATGCGCCGGAGCAGCCCGCCCCCGCAGGCTGCGTCTGGGCCGGAAAGGAGCAGCTGGA